CCAACTCTATTAGTTCTTTTATACATATCGTAAGCAACTTTCGCTGAGTTATATCCATATTGATGTTTAGATGGACTATTAGTAGCTAGAATCCAAGATCCGATTCCTGATAACAAAGTACCAGCAATCATTAAGTGATTACCTGTTCTGTGTTGTTTACCGAATTTATAGACACCATTATTAACCACATCAAGTCTTAGATTTATTTCATTAACCTCAGCTCTTGTAACAGGTGACGTATTTTGAGCTGATAAAATTGTTGTTGTGAATAGTGCGATTGTTAGTAGTAGTTTTTTCATATTTCTGTTTTTTATTTTATTGTTTTTGTAAATTTAAGTTCTTTTTTGTATTCTTTTTTTGTAATCTTTCCTGATTTATATTGTTGTTGTAATACTCTCAGGTAATTTAATTTAGTTGTTCTCATTTTTATTAGTTTTTAAATAGTTCGTTTTTAATTTTATCTTCATTTTCATAGTAGTAATCAATTAACATATTAATTACTTGTGGATAAGATAGTTTAACATTTTGTCTCATCGCTACTTCTTCAAGTTTTTGTTTTAGATCTTTCTTAATCATTAGTGTTGTAAAATTGTCTCTATTGTATTTCATAAGTGTTTTTGTTTTTATTATATATATTATATATAGAGTTCTTCATAAGTTTATTTTTTTATGAAAGTTTTTTTAATATTTCTTCATATATTTTTTTAGTAGCTGTAATATCAACTAGTGCATCGTGAGCATCTTCAAGTTTTTCACCAATCAATCTTAGATAGACATCTTTTAACTTTCTTGATTTCTCTAAATCACTTATAATTTCATATACATCTATTATTGTTTTATTAGGTAGTTCAATACCACATCTTAAAAACTCAATATACAATATTGGCCAATCATATTTTCTTATGTTATAACCAACAACAGCATCACAATCTTTAATTAGATTAAAAAGAGAGTTAGATATATCAGAAAACTTCGGAGAGTTCAGAACCATCTGATCTGTTATTTTATGAATATTAGATGCTTCTTGTGGTATTGATATAGTCGGATTAATTAGAATTGATTTTGATTTATCTAAATATATCAGACCAATCTGACAAATACGAGCCTTCTGAACTTCTAAGGCAGTTGTCTCTAAATCTATAAATAGTAATTTCATTAAGTTAGGTTTTTCTTTTATATATTAATGAAAAAAACCGACTTTCCGCCGGTTTTAATCTACTACTTTATCAATTCTTTTTTAAATCTTAATTGTGGATATTTAGACTTACAAAACATCAATATATTTTCAACATCTTGTTCTTTAACAACAACACAATCGTGTATAGGTATAGCGAAGTCACAAGGTATATTGTTTAGTATATCATCAATCCATATTTTAGATTCTATTCTTTGTAATAGTGATCCACTATTTTTATAATTACCTTTTTTTATACCCTTTAAGAATTGTGATACAACAGGAAATAATGAATGTATTGAGTAATTAGGAACATAACCATTACCATTTAACCAATGCATAAATAGATCTTTAGCATCTTGTCTTGATTCTAGTTTTAATCTATATGCTACTTCACTATAAAAATCTAAATCATTTTCAAATATATTGTTATATAGTTCATCATTAATACCTTTTTCTTTCATATGTAAATATAAAAGTCTTGGTTGAGAGCAAATACTATCTATTGTATAATAACCTTTAAAGTCATTTTTATAGTCTCTAATAGCTGAATGATGAACACGACGACCAAAACTATCTCTTGTTATATTAATATCGAATCCAGTCTCTATAAGACTATTTTCTAACACTTCATACCAACGAGTAGATTTATCAGATTTCATATCAACTTCAACTTCTCTACCTGTATTAATATTAACTAAGAATTTATATCTTGAACATATACCTTTATCTCTATTATAACTTTTTCTGTATATCGTATTGAATATATCATTTTCATCTTGGTAGGCTTTTTTGTAATAGTCAATAACACCAGTCTCAATAAAATGATTCATTATATTGTAATATCTAAGGTTTATTGATTTTAGGTATTCAGCAGCTACTGGAAAGTAACCATTACTATTTTTTAGGTGTGATTTCATATATAATGCTGCATATATCTTAATAGCATTATTCTTAACCGTTTTATTTCCTTTTATTGATAGGATTGACTTTTCAACTTCTTTTGGTACTATAATTTTCATATCTCTTTTTCTTTTTTATTATATATAAAATATATATTCCTCCCTTGTATTCATTTTCATATATTTTATTCATTTTAATATACGAAGTTTAAAAAGTGAATAAGAGTAGTTATGATATAGATATAATATACACATATAGATTATATTTTGTTACCTCTAATTATTTAAACTATCTAGATTATTTAAACCTTTAGAGGCCTTTAGAGATAAAAGGAATATGATACTATACTAAATGATACCTTTCTGGATGATTTGAAAATACAACCATATATCGGAAAGTCTTGCATCACGAAGCCACCACGAGTGATGAATGAAGATGACTATTTGATAAAATCAAAAAAACATCAGAACAATCTGATGTTTTTAAAACTTTTTAATTATTTTCCACCCTCTAATAACTTTTGAAAGGCTATTTTCTCCATTTCTTTTAATTTCCACTTTTCAATAGTATCTTTTCTACTTTTAGCACACTTCTTAACAATCGATTTACAATTTCTACTACAATAGATAGCATCAGATCTCATACCATCAAGAGATTTACTACATCTTTTACATTTTCTTTCATTAAAGAAGTCTGTCTCGTCTATTATTTTATTTGAATTAAATTTCATATGTTGTTTTTATTTTATATATTAAAAAGTTTATACCCCTTATGAAATAAAAAAGAACCAATCTAAATGATTGATTCTTCTTTGCAGATTTAATTTACCTAACTAACTACTATTTATAGTTTAGATTATTATTTAAGTTTATATCTCTATAAAAAATCCATAGTTACAAAAGTTGAGTTTTTCGAGAAAATAAATAAAATAAAAACCTAACTAACTATGAACACACAAAATAAATTTTATGAGAAGTCATTACTCGAAAGAGCTTATTTAAAAATGATATTTGATAAATTACCAACGAGTTATGATTATAAAACTTGGATGACACCAGCAGAAGGATTCGATGTATATGATGGTGTTATATTACGATTTGAAAAAGGAACATCTAAATTAGTAGATAGAATGATTATAGAAGTAAAAGTAAGAGATAAGTTTTATCCTGAATTAATATTTGAAAAGATTAAATATGACGACTTAAAAAAGGCTAGACGTAGTATGGACCTCAAAACTAAAAAAGAATGTTTTATAGACGTTAAAACACGTATAATTTACATTAATGTAACACCAGAAGGATCATACTTTTTTGATATAGATAAATTAGAAAAAGAATTTGAATGGGTGAATGAAATGCATTGGGCTTCAACAACAGATAAAAGTAAAGGTAAGATTAATAAAATATTAACAAAGATAGACTCATCAAAAGGTAGATTATTCAATGTAAAAACTGGTGATTATATCAATCCTAAAGCAACCGAGATTATGATGATTAACCATCAAAGAACTAAACAATTAGGCATCATATTTTGATGGTATGAACAAAAACACAATATATAAATTATGGACTATTATGAAAAACAATATAGACAAGATCAATATGATTTAAGAATAGAATCATTTGATTTACAAATAGATTTATCTTTAATAATTGATGATCAAAAAGAATACTCTAAACTTATTAAAAAGAAAAGAGAATTTATTTTAAATTATCTATTGAATGATGATATAATAGATGATGAATTAGAATATTTTGAATGAAAGAAGACGTAACAAATCCGAATAGACCTTGTAATATCTGTGGGTCTACAACTGAAAAACAAAGAGCATCTGTTTATACAAAAGATGGTAAAATTAGATACATTGCAAGATGTAATGAATGTATAAACAAATTATCTAAAGGAAGAAATTATACAATATGTTCAATATGTGGTATTGATAAAAAACCATCAGCATCAAGTTATTGTAATGAATGTTACAACGAAAAACAAAGAATAAAAGGAAAGGATTATAATAAAGTGGTTGTTGGTAGAGAGTTACTTAGAATAAAAAAATATGTATTGAAGGCTGAGAAGTTTAATTTTCATACAGACTTAGCAGGATTAAATGAACTCATTACATTGTATATGATTATTTGTAGAAGTGCAATTGAATATGATAACTTATCAGGTGGTGATCAACTGCAAAAAATGTGGGAAATGTTATATGAGTATTATAACCAAAATATTAAAGATATACCAGATGAAATGTTAATTAGAATGACTGGTACAAGATATGTTAAAAGAAGAAGACCATATAAAAAGAGTAACAATACTAATGATGTTAATTCACCTAAGGTATGTTCATTCTGTGGTGTTGAAAAAATGGGTAGTGACTTCTTCTTTCACGTACCAGGTAGGTTAATGTCTAAATGTAAACAATGTTGTTCAGAGATTAAAAAGGAAAAGTATGTATCTAAATTTGGTGTTATGAAACCTAAGAAATCAAAAGTGGAAAAAAGTGACTTTTCAGACTAAATATATAAATAAAAGAATTTAGAAATATGAAAAATAATTTATTACAGGATGAGTATGATAGATGTTTAAGAAACATTATTCAAGCATCTAATTACATTTCACAGATGGCTGATGAGAATGATATTGAAAAGGTTGATTTATATCGCTCATTTTTACATACTATGGTTGACAAGGCTATTCAACTAAAAAAATTAATTAATGCAAATGAATACAAGTATTGATGATATGATCGATATGATATCTTCTGGAATGCCTGAGTTTTTAAATGAAGCTATACCAGAGGATATTGATATCTTCTCACAAATGTCCTATTTAATTTTAATGGCTAAAATCATAGCTGTACCACAAGTATTGTCTATTAAATCTATCGATAAATTTATTGATAATTATTTTAAAAGAGTTGAAGAATTGATTGACGAAACAGAAAATCAAACTAAGGCTGAATTAGCATATGATTATATCTGTGAGTTTTATTTAGGAATGATGATGTATTTAGAACAGAATGAAGAATATGAAATGTGTTCTAATTTTAAAAGATTTTTTGTAGGATTTAATGAAAAAGCAAATAGAATTAACGGTGAATTGGAAGAATGATTTAATTAAATTTTATGAGAGTAGGCAACTTAATGATATGTTAGAAAAAATATGTCTTAATTCACGATATAGAGACGATTTAAAACAAGATCTTATATTATACCTACTTACACTTGAAGAAAAAAAGTTAGTTCGTCTAATCGAAGATAAAGAACTTTTATATTATTGTTATGGATATTTAAAGAATCAATATCATTCATCATCAAGTGAGTTTTTTAAAACGTATAGAAACTATGTTACATTTGAAGATGGATTTGATCAAGTTCAAATTGATTTTGATATGAAAGATCAAAATATAATTATAAGAGTTGATAAGCTACTTGAAGAAAAGGTAGACTTCTTCTCAGCATTTTTATTTAGAAAATATTATTATGAATGGTGGAGTGATGAAAAAGAAAAAACAATAAGGGGTAGAAGTTATAGAAAAATAGAAGCTGAATACAGCTTAAATAGTGAATTAAAAATAGATCATATGTATATCTTTAACTCAGTTAAGGAAACGATGAGTAAATTAAAAGAAGAATTAAAAAAAGAAGGATTAATATGAAAAAGACAAAATTAATGTTAGGTAATAATGTTGAATCACTTAAAAAATTACCAGATAACTCGATTGATTCAGTTGTTACAGACCCACCATATGGGTTGAGTTTTATGAATAAGAAGTGGGATTATGATGTACCATCAGTAAATTTTTGGAAAGAAGTTTATAGAGTTTTAAAACCAGGTGGTCATATTTTATCATTTGGAGGTACGAGAACATATCATAGAATGGTTGTGAATATAGAAGATGCTGGATTTGAGATTAGAGATCAGATTATGTGGTTATATGGTTCGGGCTTTCCGAAGTCTCACAATATTGGTAAGGCTGTAGATAAAATTAACGGATTAGAGATACCAAAAAATACTATGAGAGTTGTTAATAGTGTTGGTATAGATAATTATGACGGAAGTGGAAGTGGTAGAAGATATGATAGTGTAGAATATGTATCTAAAAATGAATATGAAGGTTGGGGAACTGCTCTTAAACCAGCAAACGAGCCTATCTGTGTTGCAAGAAAACCATTAAGTGAAGGTACGGTAGCTGAGAATGTTTTGAAATGGGGAACTGGTGGGATTAATGTGGATGGGTGTAGAGTTGGAATGGATGAAAAATTATTAAAACATATTGAAAAATATGGTAGTAATAGTGATTATGGTAATGATAGTTCAACTACATTTGGGCAAATAAAAAGTAATGTTATATGTGGTTCAACAGAAGGTAGATTTCCAGCCAACATTATATTAGATGAGATTGCTGGTGAATTATTAGACGAACAGAGTGGATTTTTAAAAAGTGGTAGTATAAAACCACATAAACAAAAAAATAAAACTTGGAAGTTTGCTTGTGATGAAGTTACATCCAGTTTTAATGGTGATAGTGGCGGAGCCTCACGATTTTTTTATCAAGCGAAAGTATCAAAACAGGAGAGGAATATGGGGATGGAAAAAATCTCAAAGAATACACACCCAACCGTTAAGCCAGTTGCTTTAATGACTTATCTATGTAGATTAGTAACACCACCAAATGGAATAGTTTTAGACCCGTTTATGGGTTCAGGATCAACTGGTATATCAGCTCAACTTGAAGGATTTAGATTTGTTGGTATGGAGATGGATTCTGATTATTTTAAAATAGCAGAAGCAAGAATTAACTCATATGAGGAGTATAAAAAGTTTATAAAAAAATGATATATGTTCAACAAATAATAATAGGATTTTTATTAGGATGGTTCGCAGTCAATTTCGAACCATTCAAATGGATTTTAAAACCATTAAAACTATATGGTATTTACAAATATTTATATAAGTTAGTTAGTTGTCCTAAGTGTTCAACGTTTTGGATTACTCTAATATACACACAGAATATAATATTGGCAATCACAGCAAGTTTTATAGCAGACTTCTGGGATAGAAACTTTAACACAATTAGAATATGATAGAGAAATATAAAGATCTTATCAAGATGATTGATGCAAGAAGAGGTATACCACCATCACTAGAACCGATGGTAGTGAAAGCCTATATGGAGGTATTTGGTAATAATGAAAATATGAAAGGTTATATTCAGTGTAAATGTCCTTCATATATTAAACTATTTTACACAGAATTAAAATTAAAATTAAATGACTATGAAAGAAGATTACGAGAAGATATCTAAATTAAAACATAGAGATAGAATCACAAATAGTGATATAAATTTTATTCAATCGATGCATAGTAAATATTGCAGTTCGTTGAAAAAGAATATATGTTGGCAATGTCCTAATAGTATTAGAGAGGCTATACAAGATTTATTAAGATATACAGAAAATAATCCGTTAAAAGATGAAAGTGAAAATAATACAATCATCCAATCTAGTGGGTCTGGAGAGGGAGATAAACAAGTTCCTCGAAGAAGTAAAAGTGGAAAACCTTCAGATAGTAGTAAAAAATGATATCTATATTGTTATGATCACATACTACGACTTAGTGTAACAAAATCATAATTTTTATATATATTATAAATAATTCAGTTAAGTTCAAAATGAGTAACAAGAAAGGCAGAGCAAGTAATGCACTGAAAAACGAAAGGATAAAACAAGTGATGGATCTGATTGGTCAAGGTCTATATGCTTATGAGATATCATCAAAGTTATCTCAAGAATGGGAATGTAGTGAAAGATCTATCTACAAATATATTGATATAGTTAAGAAGATTATATCAAATGAGGTTAGTAATCAAGATGTTAATGACCTAATGTTAAAATTTGACCATCTTCATAGTTTAGCTATGAAAAATAAAGACTATAGATTAGCAAATCAAATACTGGCAAATAAAGCTAAGTATTCTGTTGGTGAAAAACATAATGTTGATTTAAATGTTAATTTGAAAAATATGTTCGGATTTGATGAATAAAATAATGCTGAAAAGTAAATACAAATCATTAGTAACATCTAACTCAAGATATTACATAGTTAGTGGTGGTAGAGGTTCTGGTAAATCATATTCTATCGCCACTTTTTTGTTAATGCTTACATTTGAGAAAGGTCACAAGATATTATTTACAAGATATACTATGAGTTCTGCTCATATATCAATCATACCAGAGTTTATTAATAAGATTGAATACTTAAATATATCTGATAAATTTCATATAACTAAAACATCGATAATCAACACATTAACAGGTTCAGAAATTATATTTAAAGGTATTAGAACTAGTTCAGGTGTTCAAACAGCTAATTTGAAATCAATAGAGGGTATAACAACTTGGGTTTTAGATGAAGCAGAAGAATTGATAGAAGAAGATATATTTGATAAAATAGACCTATCTATAAGAACTAAGAATAATCAGAATAGAGTTATAATTGTGATGAATCCTACTACTAAAGAACATTTCATTTATAAAAGATTTTTTGAGAATAAAGGTGTTCAACCAGGTTCTAATATGATATCTAAAGATACGACTTATATTCACACGTCTTATCTTGATAATATAGAAAATATCAACGAATCAATGTTAAGTCAAATAAAAGAATTAAAAGTATCAAATTATAATAAATTTGATCATATAATAATGGGTAGTTGGTTAGATAAAGCAGAAGGTGTTATTATAAAGAATTGGGAAATAGGTCAATTTAGAGAGACTAATAAGATTATTTATGGATCTGACTTTGGATTTTCAATAGATCCATCAACTTGTGTTGCTGTTGCATTTGAAGGTAATACTATTTATGTTAAAGAGGTATTTCATAGACAACGAATGGTCACACAAGACTTTATTGATGAATATAGAAAATTGGGTAATGTTTTGATTATAGCTGATAGTGCTGAAGGTAGATTAATTGAAGAGATTAATAAACAAGGTATTAATATTAGAAAAACCTTAAAGAAACCAGGATCTGTTAAAGAAGGATTATTATTTATACAAGATTATAGAATAATAGTAGATCCTAATTCGATTAATATAATTAAAGAATTAAATAATTATTCTTGGAGTGATAAATCTTCAGGATTACCAATTGATAGATGGAACCATTGTATTGATGCTATTAGATATGTGGTTCAATTTAACAAACAATCGAGTAGTTCAGTACCTTTCTATATTGGATAAAAGTGAGTTTAAAAACATAATATATAACATATGATTTTTGATGTTAAAGAAATAGAAGAATATATCAGACTTAAATACGATATTGAAGATGGTGTTGAGATAGAAATGTTTATGAATTTTGACATAGATTATGGAATCTATTTTAGACATAAATATGAAAATGAAACCTTTGATATATCTTATAGGAGTAGTTATCAATATCTCGATATGAGTGAATATAAATCCTACCTAAGAGATGAAAAATTAAAACAACTTGGAATATAAAAAACAAAAATAAAAATAAAATATTTAGAATATGATAAAAGTAGAAATTGAAAATAAGATTTACAACTTACCATCTAATTGGGATGAAATAAGTTTAGGACAATTGATGAATCTTAATGAAGTTAATAAAAGAAAGTTCATATCTGATGTTGATCAAACAGCAGCAATTGTTGAAAGCATTAGTGACCTACCAGCAGATATATTCTTAGAATTACCATTAGAGGATTTTAAGACATTATCTGATTTATTTGATTGGATAGGAGTATTACCAACAAAGAGTGATGTAGAACCATTAATCGTTATTGATGATGTTAAATATGTACCAGTTGATTTAAGAACATTATCAGCAGGTGAATTTATATCATTAGAAGTATTTCAAAATGAAGGTGATGTTAATAAAAATCTTCATTTAATATCGTCAATATTAATCAGACCAGAAGTAGATGGTCAGATAGAAAAATTAAAAGATATAATTGATATTCAAAAGAGAGCTGAACTATTTAAAGAAAAGTTAATGGTTGGTATTTACTGGCCAATTGTTGATAGTTTTTTCTATGGCGCCGCTTCATCTTCTTTGACAAATATGTCGGACTCTTTGGATCAGCCAAAAAGTCCAAGCAAGTTAAAGATAATAAATTCTTAAAGAAAGCACAGAAAGAGGAAGCGGCTTCTTTGAATGATGATTGGGTATGGCACTCTATGATATTTAGAATATGTAAAGAGCTTAATTATAATCCAGATCAAGTCTATGAATTAAACATAACAGCTTGTTTAGATTGGTTAAGCTTCTTTAAAGAGAAGGATGACTATGAACAAAAACTTAAAGATGCTCAAAATGGAGTTACAAGATACTAAAAATAAATTATACTAAATGATACCAGCAAGTAATAATATGAAAAATACAGAATGGGCAGTTGCAATCTTCAAAGATTTTGCAATCCGTTCTTATGACTTACAAGGTAGATTCCAATTCGGTGGAAATGATGAAATGAATTCAAATATGGAAACATTTCCATATATGTATGTTCAAGCTAATGATATTAGAGTTAGTCCGAATTTTGATGGTAAAAGTGGTTACGCATCTATGGAGACTACTTACGAAGTAACAATAGCTGATAAGTTATTATCATCAAAAGATAACGAACTACAAACCGTAAGTGATAGTCAAGAAATTATGTTGGCTTTAATATCTGAACTATCTACACATCCTTATTATGTAGCCAATCAAATGAAAATGGTTGGTGATGCTGTTATCACAACAAGATATGAAGCTGATGATGCTATTGTAAGTAAGGTAACAGCTGATATTACTCTAAGATATCCTTTTAGATATCAATATTGTAATCAACCAGTCGAGAATATTCCGTTCTATCCGACAATTACAACTGATATATTCGGATCTGTAACTCAATCTATTTGTACCTTAATTGAGGGATGTCCAGTTATATTAACTATTGATAATACTTTAATAGATTTACAAAATCAGATTGATAATATAATTTTAACACCTGGACCAACTGGAGCAACAGGACCTACTGGACCAGC